AAAAGGATTACACCAAGCAAGTAATGGCTTCGGAAGAATACAAGGCTGAAATGGGTAAATTAGATAGAAAGGTCGTTTACGGTGTACCTGAAATTACTCAAAAAGAGTATGACGCTTTTAAAAACAATCCTAATAACTTTGACCACGATGAAGAGTCAACTGACGATATGACACCTTCTCAAGAAAACGAATGGTTAAGGAGTTGTGGTTACTGATGACTAAAGAACAATACGATAACCTAGCCAAAAGGGCTGGGCTTGGTGAGAACATTTGGTCAGAAGCAGAAGTATCTGATTGTTGCGGTGATGAAGTGATTATGGGCGATATATGTAAATCTTGCTTAGAGCATTGTGATGTTTTTACAGATGACATTGATAATGATGGTGGTTATGACCAGTACAAAGAAGAAAGGGCAGGTTTAGATGTTTGAGATATTAGTTGGTTTAGGAGTGTTATGGATTATGTGGTTGGTTATATCTATTATTGATAACAATAAAAGGGAGAATAAAAAATGAACGCATTAACAGAGCCTTGGCAAATAGCACTTTATAGAATGAAGGCGTTAGCCAAAGCATTAGAACTTGAAACACTGGGTATGAAGAAAAGAGGAAGGTCGGCATACTCCATTGTAAAAGAAGAGTACGGTTTGAAAGGAAACAAGATGACCGTTTTAGAAAAACTAAACGCCTTGTATGAGGATGAAAAGGAGATATGGAAATGACACAAGAAATAAGATTATCAGATTATCTTAAAGATAGAGGTGAGATAGACCCATTGACTGCTTGGACAGAGTTGGGGATTTATAGACTATCAGCAGTTATCTTTAATTTAAGAAAGGAAGGAATGGCAATAATTACTGAACGAAAAGATGTTCAAAATAGATTCGGTGAGCCTTGTCATGTTGCACTTTATAAAACAGAAGGAGAAAAGTAATGATACAATTTACAATGAGTGTATGTGATGGGAATGATTGCCTAGATTTAGAATTTAATGATTTAGTAGAACTGAAAGATAAACTAAACTCTATACCTTGGCTGGTTAAAGAATCGAAGGTAAAAGAAGTCTTTGAACAAAAGGCGGATGATATACACCAACAGTCTTTACACATTTTAGGTTTGAACAAAAGAGCGTGGAATTTCTTTAATAATTTTGATATGAAAACCATTGCTGATTTGATGACTTATACAAGGGTGGATTTACAGATATTCAAAGGAGTCGGAACAACAACTCTAAGGGAGATTGAAAATTCATTGTCTAAATTAGGTTTGACTTTACCTAATAGCGTAATTCCGGTAGAGGCGGAATAATGAAACACAACATACCACCAAAAGTCGCTGAAGCACTTAAAGAGTGTGGGATGACTAGAAAAGATGCTTTATGGGATTGTCACGGCACATTGGTTATTAATCATAAGTCGTTAGAGAAGATAGCAGTCTATAAGGGGGTTGTGTTTGAAGCACCACAAGTAATTGAAGCATTTGCTAAAGATAAAATAGCGGTTGTTTTAGTTACTGGTACTTTAGGTGATTCGGTTGAGTGGTCGTTTGGTGAATCAGCACCATACAATACTACGAACAAGTATCCTTATGCTATGGCTGAAAAACGGGCAAAAGATAGAGTGATTTTAAAACTTATTGGTTTACACGGTGACTTATATTCTGAGGAAGAGGCTGATGATTTTAAGAACAGCAAACCTAATGAAGATATTTCAGAAAAACCAACTAAAAAGAAAAGAAATCAGTATAATGAAACACCAACACAAGAGAGAAATAGGCATATTAACAATGCTTTTATTAAGTTAGATGAGGCTAAAGAAAGTGGAGATATGGAACTAGCGACTGAAATATGGGAGTGGGCAGAAGAACACGACTATAAGCAGGTTCAAGATAGACATATTAAACTGTTTGGCAAATAAGAATTAGCGGGGAGTGACTTCCGTTGTGCTAATCGGTGGCGTTATCATATTACCTTTCAAGGTGTATCTCCCCGTCATCGTTAGGTTAAGAGGAAAAGTCCGACTGGTTGCCGTAAGTAACCACTAATTCAACTAAATAAACAGGAGAAAAAAATGGATTACGATAAAACCAATACAGCAATAGCGTTTGTAGATAGTGGATTGTTTTGTCAAGAAGGTGTAAAAGCAAAAGGAAGACAGCCAATATTAACAGTTAAGATTAATGTTGATGGCGTTGAAAAGGAAATCGGATTATGGTTTTCTACTTATAAAGAAACAGGACAATACCGATTAACTAAGAATGGTAGTAAGATGTTAACCGGTCAAGTAAAAGACCCGTATCAGTCTGAAAATCAATCAGCACCAGCACCTACTGAAACCAATGATACTTTTGATGACGATATTCCGTTCTAATGAAAAAAGCACAACTTAAAACCAAAGAATTTGATATTGACTATTTGTTAGGTCAATCAGCAGACTACAATCCTAGAGAGATAGACGAAGAGGCAAAATCAGGTTTATCTCTATCCATTGACAAGTTTGGTTATGTTCAAAATCTAATTTTTAACAAGAGAACTAAGAATATGGTTTCTGGTCATCAAAGATTGGTTGCGTTAAAAGAAGAAGGATATGATAAGGTTGATGTCCTTGTTGTTGATTTAGACGAAGAAAAGGAAAAAGAACTCAATGTTTTAATGAACACAAGCACCATAACTGGTGATTTCACAGAAGGTATTAATGATATTTTGGAAGGTATTCTTAGTCACGACCCCGAATTATACGATATGGCGAATTTAGAAGAACTTAGGTTTAACATATTTGAAGGTGAAGAAGAAGAGCAAGAAGAAAAGACAGAAGTTGATATTAAGGGAATGGATTTATACCCTTATGAACATTATGATTGCGTTTTAGTTGTATTCAAAAGCGTTGATGATTTTCTTTACTTGAGCAGTAAGTTAGGACTCAATGAAAAAAGAATAATTTCAGCACCTATGGTAGCCAATAAAAAGACTGGAAGGACTAGGGCGGTAGATGCTAAACAGTTGATAAAATTGATTGAAGACGACCAAATGGGTTTTGATGAATTATGACAGTAAAAACCTTTAGCGACTATAAGGATAGAGATTATTTGACGATAATCCCTTCTAAAGGTAGAAATGCTAGTATTCACAAGGTTCAGGAAATGTTTCCTAATGCTATACTTTATATCAATGAAGATGAATTAAAGGATTATGAGCCTTTTGCGACTCTCGATATTATCACTCACAAAGAAACACTAGGTATCGGTGCTGTAATGAATAGTATCTTTAGAGAATGTACGAAAAACAATATACGTTATTCAGCAATATTTGACGATGATAAATTCTGGTTCAGAAGTCTTGTCGGTAACAGGCCTAGAGATTTAAGCACTGAACAAATTGAACAAGCAATTTCTAACGGTTGTCAGGTGTTGGAAGATATGGAAGCATACTTGTATCTATTCTCTACTGCATCAAGCATCATCAAGTATTCACAAGCAGACCCCGTAAAGGTTGGTTTTTCGCTACCTCAAGGTGCTCTAATCCATCGTAACGACAAGATGGGCAAATACAAACTAGGAATGTACTATTACGAAGATTTTGATTTCTGTATGGAATACATCTTAAAGCACCGATATATGATTATTGAATTGCGGTATTTGTGTATATCTAAGGGTGAACTGAATGAGGGTGGTTGTAATTCTTTTAGAACTAGCAAGAATGAAGAGGGTGCTCAGAAGTGGGTAAAGAAAAAGTGGGGTCAGTATGTTAATTTTGTTAAGAATCAGAGTGGAACTATTAGACCGACTTCTATGGTTAAAAGAACTCAAAAATAATTTCAAAATACCTGCAAAAAACTGAAACAAAAGGTATAGTATGTACCGTAGCAAAGATAAAAAATTAACCAAATAAAAACGGAGAATAAAATGAACACAAGTAACCCAATGACTCAACCTACCCCGTTTGGATTTAGTCCTTACGAATTAGTATCAGCACTTCAAAAATTCATTAGACGAAGCAAGGAGAAAGAAGCCTTATATGTTTTCTATGAACTGGAGGCAGCAGGATTATACAATGTCGCACAAAATAGACTTAAAGTTATAGTTTATGAAGATTGTGGAATAGCAAATCCGGCACTACTTAACTCAATCCCTCAACATATCGAAGAAATGAACAAATGGTACAAGAAAAAGAATGGTGCTTGGAGATTGGTACTCGGTAATATTATCCTACAAGCGTGTAGAGGTGAAAAAACTCGTATAGCAGACCACTTCGTATCAACTGTAGCCTTTGAAAGAGTGAATGGTTTTGTACTAGACCTAGACAAATATGACTATGTTTACGATAAGCATACTCACAAAGGAAAGAAGATGGGTCGAGGTGTAGAGCATTTCTTTGAAGAGGCTATTAAGATTGAATCTAGTACAGAAACTAATGACTATGCAGAAGATGAATACAAGGAGTTGGTAGAGGCGTATAAGAAAACTAAAACCCCTTGGGAAGATTACAGAAAACCACAAATAAAAGACAGTGATTTAGATGACTTCACGGAGGATTTCTTTGGAAGTAATTAGCATAGCACAGCCGAGAATATACCCGAATATAACTTATCTCGATAAGATTAACTTGTGTGATACTTTCGTTCTAAGTAATGACTTAGAAGTAAACAAGTCTGCTTTTGAAATAAGAAACAAGTATTACAATTATCAAGCCACAGCACCTAAGTATTTGAATATGCCAATACAAGGTGTTAAGGCATTTAAGGAATTGAAAATATCAGATATGAATTTCGCCAAGAAACATAGAGATGTTCTTAGTGTTAATTACAAACACTCGCCTTTTTTTGATGAATGTATTTTAGAACACCTAGTATTCGACCCTAAAACAGAATGGTTTATGGATTATTTCTGTAAGCACATTATGAGAATGATGTATCTGTTTGATATTACTACCAATTTAGAACTCGCCTCTGACGCAAATTCACAGTCAGCAAAATCGTTTAGACTAGATGAAATAATAACCCACTTTAAAGGTGATGTATATTTGAGCGGTATAGGTGGCAAGAACTATCTTTGGACTGATTACATTAAAGATAATTCTGGTGCTGATGTTATTTGGCACGATACTGATAATGACAAATTCAACAACATTCACGATGACGCATCTATGCTGATGATATTGGATACCTTATTTGAACAAGGCGTTGATGAAATTAAAAGTATTTTAAATGACTAAAACTTTGATAATTGTTGCCCACGAAGATGATGAGGCTTTAATTGCCGGTGGTTATATTAAACAGAATGATTGTGTTATGGTTATCACCTGTATATCAGGAAGAAGCACACAAATTAAAGCCATTATTGATAATGCTGTTAAGTACGATTTTCAATATCTACCTTTGAATTACGAACCGTTTCGTTCCGATAATTTACCGCATTTAGCAAAAGCAATAACCTACATTATTGGTGATGAAAGACCTGATACTGTTATTACTCACAACCCTCACGACACTCACCAAGAACACAAGATGGTATATAATGCGGTTGAGATAGCGACAAGACCGATACTAGACTATACCCCTAGAAGGATTATGTACGGATTCGGTGCTGGTTTGTATGAAAATGCGGACTCGCTAAGATTCAATCCAAATACCTATTTGGTTATGGATGAAGAAACTTTAAAAACCAAGATGGCTATGTTTGACTCTTACAAGATGGAAGAGAAAGGACTAAGAAGTTCAGAAGGGATAGAGATTGAAGCACGGTTTCAAGGCAAGATGATTGGTTCTAAGTATGCTGAATGTTTCTATTTAAAACGCGAGATAATGAATTATGAAAATCTGTAAATCCTGTGGAGAACAGAAAGAATTAAACAACTTCAGAAAAAACTCAAAAACAGAAGATAAGAAAAACCACATTTGTAACGAATGTATATCAGAATCTAAATACGACAGAACAGAGCGTAGAGATGAACAACAACAAGACTTTATAAAAGCACTTCAGAGAGCAGGAGGCAATGTAACTTATGCTTGTAAATCATTGAATGTTTCAAGACAAACATACTATAACTGGATGAACGAATTTGACGACTTTAAAAAAGAGGTTGATGATGTTCGTGAAAGTTTGATAGATATGGCTGAATCTGTATTACTTAAAGAAATTAAAGACTCTAGGAATATCACTGCAACTATTTTCTTTTTGAAAACTGTTGGTCGTGAACGAGGATATATAGAAAGACAAGAAATGGAAATTGATGGCGATATGAACCTACAAGTCCAATTCATTGAGTAGATTAGTACAAATACCCAAACCATATAAGCCGTTATTCAAACCAAAAAGATACAAGGTTTATTACGGTGGGCGTGGTGCTGGTAAGTCGTGGAGTTTCGCTCTATGTTTATTAATTATTGCCTCTAAGAAGAGAACACGTATCTTGTGTACTCGTGAAATACAATCTTCCATGAAGGACTCGGTACACAAGTTGCTGACTAACTGTATTGATATGCTTGGACTGGATAAGTTTTACCGAATCACCAGAGAGGGTGTATATGGCGTTAATGGTAGTGAGTTTATTTTTCACGGTATTAGACACGACCCTATGCAGATTAAGTCTTTAGAAGGTGTTGATATTTGTTGGGTAGAGGAAGCACAGAAGATTAGTAATGAGTCATGGGATATTCTTATTCCAACTATTCGTAAGAAAGGTTCAGAGATATGGATTAGTTTTAATCCGAACCTAGAATCAGACCCCACCTTTGAAAGATTTGTTAAAGCAAATAGACCAGATACCAATATACGCAAGATTAATTACGATGAAAATCCTTTCTTTAGTGAAGAGTTAAGAGCCGAATTAGAGTACCTAAGACGAGTTAATTACGATGAGTATTTACACATTTGGGAAGGAGATTGTAAAACATTCTCAGTTTCGCAGATATTTAGAAACAAATTTATCATTGAAGATTTTGAAGCACCGCCTGAAACAGTATTCTATTACGGATTAGATTGGGGATTTTCACAAGACCCAACTGTAATATTAAGATGCTGGGTTAGGGATAGTGATTTGTATATTGATTATGATGCTGGTGGTCGTCAAATTGAGTTAGATAACACCTACAGACTAATAGACACCATACCAGAAGCAAAAGGGCATATAATTAGAGCAGATTCAGCACGGCCTGAGAGTATCAGTTTTCTTAAAAGACAAGGATATAGAATGGAATCAGTACACAAGTGGGGAGGGAGTGTTGAAGATGGTGTTGAGTTCATCCGAAGTTTCGGTATAGTTCATATTCATACAAGATGTATGGAAACCGCAGGAGAGTTTGTGAAATATAGTTATAAGACAGATAGAGTTACTGGAGATGTATTACCGACAATAATAGATAATCATAATCACTACATAGACGCATTAAGGTACGCACTTCAGCCAATGATTAAGCAGAAGGGTAAGCCAAGAATAGCACGAGTTATAGGAGCATAAAATGGGAATTGAGTCAAGACATCCACATTTCGTAAATACACAAGAACAATGGCAACGAATTAGAGATTCATTTAATGGCAGTGATTCAATCAAAGGCGAAGGAGAGAGTTACTTGCCTAGATTGGGCGGTCAATCAAATGATGAATACGATTCATACAAACTAAGGGCAGTTTATTACAACGGCATAGAACGAACAGTTAGAGGGTTAGTTGGTGCTGTTATGAGAGTTGACCCTATTATTGAAGTGCCGAAGAAGATTGAAGCGTTATTAGGGGATATTACCAACACTGGTGTATCGTTAAACGACTTCATTTCTTATATGCTATCTGAACAGTTATTGATGGGCAGACAGGGTATTTTAGTAGATAGAGATAATGAAAGACCTTACTTGACTGGTTATTCTACAGAACAGATTACTAACTGGCTTGATGATAGGATTATCCTTGAAGAGAATTACCGCAGAATAAACAAAGACGACCCGTATCAGTCAGACTATGATATTCAATATCGTGAATTAGTCAAAGATGGTAATAGTTACATTGTTAATGTTTGGCAGAAATTTGATGCTGGTTGGCAAATTGTAGAAGAGATTGTACCAACTAGAAAGGGAACACAATTAACTGACATTCCATTCATTGGCATTAGTGGTGATGGGTTTAATCTAAGCCCTAGCATACCACCTATGTTGGCGTTATCTGATACTGGAATATCAATGTATAGAACATCGGCAGACTTGGAACACGGTAGGCATTTCACGGCTTTACCTACGCCTTATGTTACTGGTATTGATGTTGATAGTGAATTAAAGATTGGTTCAGGTTCAGCGTGGATATTGCCAGATTCATCTAGTCGTGCTGGATATTTAGAATTTAGTGGTCAAGGACTTCAGGCTTTAGAGAAGGCTATGGAAGAGAAGCGTTCAATGATGGCTTCATTAGGTGCTCAACTACTACAATCTCAGAAAGCAGGTATTGAATCAGCAGATAGCATCAGGTTAAGACAGAACGCTGAAGCATCTACTTTAGTCGGTGTGGTTAAGACAGTTGAGAGAGCAATCAAACAAGCGTTAATTACTATGGCTGAATGGGAAGGCGTAGCAGGTGAAGTTGTTGTGGACTTGAATACTGATTTTGTAGATACTAAGATTAACGCTCAGGATATGAGTTCATTAATGGGTGCTTGGCAGTCTGGTGGTATTAGTCACGATACATTCTTATTCAATATGAAGAAAGGTGAGATATTAGCACCTGATACTACTATTGAAGATGAGAAAGGTCGTATTGATTTAGATGTCTAAAACCGTTAATGAAAGAGTAAAGGATAAGATTATTGGTCATTCAGTTGACCTTAATCGCCTTGAAATTCAAATGAAGAAGGATATTGTCAAGGAATTAAAAGTCCTTGAGAAAGACCTTATCAAAAAGTTAGAGAAGTCAAACATCTTAAATGGTAAGCCTATGACAAGGTTTAAACAGAAACGATTACAGACATTACTCAAACAGACACAAGAAACAATTAAAACTGCTTATGCTAGAATCAGGGTTCAACTGAATGATGATTTAGTTAAGGTAGCAGGTATATCAGAAGCACAAACTGTAAATGCTATTAACAAATCAGTTAAGGTAGAGGTGTTAAGCACAGGTATGAGTAAACAAGCATTAAAGTCTATTGTGTCAGATTCACTTATTGAAGGTGCTCCCAGTAAAGAATGGTGGGCAAGAAGAAGCGTAGCATTGAAAGATAAGTTTTCAGATACCGTCAGACAAGGTATGTTGTCAGGTGAAACCACTCCCAATATAGTAAGAGCGTTAAGAGGCTCTAAAGCACTAAGATATAAAGACAGCGTACTAAGTGGCAATTATAGAAGTGCTGAAGCGTTAGTAAGGACAAGCATACAGACAGTTGCTAATCAGGCAAGGATAGATACATACCGTGAGAATGATGACATTATGAAAGGCTATGAATGGTCGGCTACCTTTGATGATAGAACTTCTGATGTATGTATGGCGTTAGATGGACTTCAATGGGATTTTGAGTTTAACCCAATAGGACACGGTACAACCTTTCCCGGATATACTGCTCATTGGAATTGTCGTTCAGATGTTGTTGGTATTACTAAAAGTTGGAAAGAACTTGGTGCTAAGGGTAAGTTTAAAGAGATACCTAAGTCAACAAGAGCCAGTATGGATGGTCAAGTTAGTGGAAAGTTAAACTATGAAGGCTGGTTAAAGACTAAAGGTGAGGCATTTCAAATTAAGACTTTGGGTGCTGGTAAACATAAGTTATGGAAAGAAGGCAAGTTAGGATTAACAGATATGGTGAGTGGTAGTGGAAACCCATTAACGCTTGGTCAATTAGAAACAAAATTAAACCTTTAAAAATAACGCAGTTTATGTAAAATAAAGATGTCAGTGACAATTTAATTATTCGGAGAATAAAATGAGTGAAGCAGTAGTAGAAACAAAAACATATTCAGAAGAAGAGTATGGAAGTCTTAAAACAAAGTTAGACGAATTCCGTTCTAACAATGTAACCCTATTAAAGAAACAAGAAGAACTTGAAAGCAAGTTTAATGGCATTGATTTAGATTCATATAACGATATGATTCAACAAGCCAGAGATTTGAAAGATAAGAAACTTATTGATGAAGGCAAGATTGATGAATTATTAGAAGAGCGTACCAAGTCAATGAGAGAAGAACATAATAATGCCCTTGAAGGTATGAAGGGTGAGCAATCAAGTCTGACTAAGAAGTTAGAACATTTATTGATTGATAACGCAGTAAGAGATTCAGCAATTAAGGCTGGTGTGGTTGATACTGCTATTGATGATGTTGTATTACGCTCACAATCTATCTTCTCAGTTAAAGAAGGTCAGGCTGTACCTCACGATAAAGATGGAAACATAATCTTTGGTAATGGTAATAGCGACCCTATGAGTGTTAATGAATGGGTTAAAGGATTAACAGAATCAGCACCTCATTTATTCAATGCTTCTACTGGTAGTGGCTCACAACACGGTTCTAGTTTTAATGGAACAAGCAATACAGTATCAAGAGATGTATTCAATAGTATGTCACAACAAGACAGAAGTAAATTCGCTATTGATGGTGGTAAAGTTGTAGATAAATAAAAATACTCTCTCCTCAAGTTAGTTTTTTAGCCCTTCTTCATTGAAGGGTTTTTTTTGTATTTAGTATTTGACACGACTTTGTTTTATGCTATGATGTTAATCAAGCAACGGTGTTGCCTAATTTTCTACAGCGTAGATACAACAATTAGGGGGCATTTGACTCTCTAATATTTAAAATTAAATAAGGAGTCAATATAATGGCAAATACTTTAACAAATCTAGCCGGTGATATTTATAAAGCCGCAGACACAGTTGGTCGTGAATTAGTAGGTTTTATCCCTTCAGTTACTATCAACGCAGGTTCAGAAAGAGCCGCAAAGGGCGATACTATTCGTTCGTTTATCACTGCTTCAGCAACCGCTAATAACATTACTGAATCAATGACAATCCCACAAGGTGATGACCAAACTATCACAAGTTCAACTATGACTTTGAGTTCTGCTAAAGCAGTTCAAATTCCAATGACTGGTGAAGATGTCAAACATCTAAATAATGGTTCAGGTTATGAAACAGTTTATGGCGACCAAATTGCTCAAGCAATGCGTACCCTAACTAATGCTATTGAATCAGACTTGGCTACTGCCGCTTATCAAGGTGCTTCTCGTGCTGTTGGTACTGCTGGTACTACTCCATTCGCTTCAAACTTTAATACTATTGCTCAGGCAAGACAAATTATTGTTGACAATGGTGGTGCTACTAATGATGGTCGTTTATCTCTAGTGATGAATACTTTGGCTGGTACTAATCTTCGTAACTTATCTTCTTTACAAAGCGTAAATCAAGCAGGTTCAGATGTTATGTTGCGTCAAGGTACTTTGTTAGATTTACAAGGTGTTATGATTAAAGAGTCTGCTCAAGTTGTAGCACATACTACTGTGGGTTCTGATGACCACGTGGTTAATGGTGTTACTGCAGTTGGCGATACTACAATTACTGTAGATGGCACTCAAACTACTGATTGTGCGGCTGGTGATGTTGTTTCATTCTCAGGCTCAAGTGCTAACTATGTTGTTGCTAATCAGACTACTTCGTCTTCACTTGTTCTTAACTCACCGGGTGGTCAAGCAATCATTGCTGATAACGAAACTATTGCTACTGGTGCAAGTTACACAGGTAATGTGATGTTTAACCAAAATGCTATTGAGTTAGGAATGAGAGCACCTGCTGTTCCTAATGGTGGTGACTCAGCAGATGATGCTATGTTAGTACAAGACACACATTCAGGTTTAGTGTTCGAGATTCGTGTTTACAAGGGTTACCGTAAGCAGATGATTGAAGTTGCCGCTACTTGGGGTACTAAGGCTTGGAAGTCTGACAATATTGCTCTATTAATGGGTTAATATTTAATATCATATCAAATTGGGGCGGAGTTATGACCACCCCACCTAATTTAAAAACGGAGAATAAAATGCCAAAAGAAAGTATTAAAAAGACTATTAAAAAGGTAGTCAAAAAAGCAACTCCAAGTAAGTTTGTTGAAATGACAAGAGAAGATGGCTTAAAGGCTAATGTTCATATTAACAATGTAGCAAAATTCAAAGACGCTGGATATAGATAATGGCAATTGACGCAACCGCTAATGGTGCTAGTGCTGATAGTTACGCTACAGTAGCAGAGGGTGATACATATCACGATAACCATTTATACGCTACTGATTGGACAGGTGCTACTACTGCCAATAAAGAGAAAGCCCTTAAAATGGCTACTCGTATATTAGATGAAAAAATAGACTGGTCTGGAACTAAAACCACCGATTCACAGGCTTTAGCGTGGGGAAGGAGTGATGTTCTAGATGACGGTTATTCAGTATCATCAACAATCGTACCTGAACCAGTTAAGAACGCTACTATTGAATTTGCTCGTCATTTATTAGCAAGTAACTCAACTGGTAATGCTGATGGTAAGGGTTTATCTAGTTTGACTGTAGGCTCTATCTCATTAGCCTTTGATAAGACTGATACTGCTGGTGTTATGCCTTCTATTGTTCAAGAAATGCTAAGAGGCTGGGGAACTATTAATGCTCGTGCTAAGTTTGGTACGGTAGCAGTAGTTAGAACTTAATGGGATTAAAGGCATCAATAGGAAAGATTGTAGAGTCGGCTATTGTTACTGTAGGTGACTTAGCAGAAACTATTACCTATAACGCTAGGACTACTGGTTCGTATAATGTTACAACTGGTGCTGTGGCTCATACTACTACTACTTATTCATTAAAGGCTGTATTAAGCCCATTAGGTGGAAAGGTAGATGCTAATGATGTAAGCACTCAATTCACTGGTGATTTATCAATGATATTTGCTAGTAGAGATTTAGCGGTAACGCCTGATACTAATGACACCATAACTAGAGATTCAGCGATATACGCAATTAACAGTATATTATCTGACCCTGCTTTGGCTTCTTATACATTGATATTGACGAGGGTAGGATGAGCGTAGCATCATTTGGAAAAGATTTAAAAAGATTTTCTAAGCGTACAGACTTAGAACTTGATACTGTTATTCGTAAAGTGGCATTAGAATTATATGATGGTATTACTGCTAAGACACCAGTTGATACAGGTCGTGCTAAAGGTAATTGGAATCTATCAGTTGGTAAAAAGAACACTAAAGTCAATGTAATGGCTAAAGGAAAGAAAGGTGTCAGTCTTAAAAAAGGTGATGGTGAAAAGCCTATTTATATTACTAATTCATTGCCATATATTAATACCCTAGAGAATGGCTCAAGTAAACAAGCAAGTGCTGGAATGGTTGATATAACAGTTAATGAAGTAAGGGCGAGTCTATTATGAGTTTTGCTAGTGAAAGGACTAATATTGAAGGAAGGTTTAATACTAATTGGACTACAACTACTATCGCTTGGGGTAATGCTGATTTTGATACGCCAAATAATGCGGAATGGGTGAGATTTAATATTCTTAACGGCACTAGTGGGTATAGAGCAATTAACGGCTTAAAGAGGCACACAGGAGTTATTAGTATTCAGATATTCGCACCAGTCAATTCAGGCACTCACACAATTAGAGGTTATGCTGATACAATAAGTGCTATATTTGATGGTGTTAGTTTTAATGATGTTGTTTGTGATGTAGCGAGTATTGTTACTGTAGGTGCTGATGACAAGTTTCATCAGATTAATGTTAATATTCCATATTGGAGAGATGAATGAAAAAGCAAGTAATTTTATATCCGCCTAATGGTGGTAAAGATGGTGTAACGCCACACCCTTCAAAGATTGAAGAAATGAAGGCGAATGGCTGGGCTGAGAAGTCTGAAACTAAGAAAAATAATAAGGAGAAATAAAAATGGCTAATCATAAAGGCTCGGAAGGAATCGCAAAAGTCGGTTCTAATACAATCGCAGAAATCAAGGACTTTAGTTTAAGTGAAACTGCTGAAACTATTGATGATACTACAATGGGTGATTCAGCAAGAACTAAGCAAGTAGGTTTAACTACTGCTAGTGGTTCAATGACTGCGTTTTGGGATGAAACAGATACAAGCGGTCAAGGTGCTATGACAGTTGGTGCTAGTGTTACTTTAAATCTATATCCTGAAGGTGCTACTACCGGTGACAATTACGCAACATTAACTGCTTTAATTACTGAGAAAGGTATATCAACTACTTTAGATGGTATGGTTGAAACAACAGTAAGTTTTGAAGCAACTGGTGCTGTGACTTGGGGTGATGTATAGTGGGTATTAAGGAAAACGCTTCGGCTCATTTCAAGGCGAAGTTATCGGGCGAGTTGTTGTCTATTGATGTTCCTGAATGGGATGGTAAGATTTACTATAAAGGTGCTATTACTGGAAAGCAACAAACCCAAATCCTTAAATTATATTCACAAGACAAACAGATTGAATCAGTCTATATGTCTTTGATTATGAGAGCGTTAGATGAAGATGGAAAGGCTATATGGCGTTCACACGAATTAAACGAAATGATGAGAGCCTATGACCCTGAAGTTGTTAGTCGCATTGTTGAAGAAATTGCTAGTGATGAGCCAACGGTAGATGATGTAAAAAAGTCTTAAAGTCGGATAACGACTTAATGTTTTATTGTCATTTGGCAGACCGTTTACAGAAATCTATTAGCGAAGTGATGGATTTTAGTGTAGTCGAACTTGTAACTTGGTCGGCTTATTTTGAATTAAAGGGTGAAAAGAATGGCAACTAACTTAGCAACATTAGGAATTAAGGTTGACCCCTCACAAGCAATTAGTGGGGCAAACAAAGCAAGAAAAGCAATACTAAGGATAGGTAAAGCCGCTAAGAAGATTGGTGGTGCTATTGGTGGTATAGGTAAGTCATTTGCCAAATTCGGTGCTATTGGTGCTGGTGTACTACTTACTATTGGCTACTTCGTAAAGAAATCATTAGACGCTACTGATGCTATGGCTAAGATGTCAAGGGCAATCGGTGTTAGTGTTGAATCATTACAGAAACTACGACACGCTGGTAATTTGGCTGGTATGGGTGCTACTACTGTTGATAAGGCAGTACAGAAACTCGCAGTTAATATGGCAGATGTTGCTATAGGTACTGGTGCGGCTATTGACATATTCAAGAAATATGGAATTAAGGCTACCGACTTACACGGAGATTTAAGACCCGTTGAGGATGTGATGTTAGATGTGGCAGACGCTACAGCAGGAATTACAAACAGAACTGAGAAGGCAGAATTAGCCTATAGATTGTTTGGTGCTCGTGGTGGTTTAATGATTAATATGCTTGAGCAAGGCTCTGAGGCTATGCGTGAGCAGTGGCAAGAGGCTGAGGCTTTAGGCTTGGTAATGAGCGAGAAAACTGCTAGAGGTGTAGAAGAAGCCAACGATGCTATGGCTCGTTTAAGTGGGTTTCTAACATCATCATTTAGAAGGGCAATCGCTGAATTAGCACCTGCTATTACTGAAATCACTAATGGTATTCGTGCTTGGGTTGAGATGAAGGTCAAAGAAGAGGGCGGTATTGGTGCTGTGGCTAAGATGATGGCTACTAAGGTTTTGATTGCTGTTGGAGTTATTATTGATGCTGTAGAGATGATGGCTAATGTGTTTATTTCTACAATGAAAAAGATACACGATTTAAATCCTTTTGCTTCTTCAGTAGCCGATTTAGAAGAAGAAATCCAAAGTTTATTTGATAGATTAGATGATATTAGGGCTTCAGAAGGTTTTGCTGATGGAATGAAAATGTCAACTGATGCCGCATTTAGAACATTGGAACAGATAAAAGATTTAAATGCTGAACTTGCCTTAACAAGGACAATGGAAGATTTAGAGCCAATAAGTTTCGCAAGTACAAGAGAACACCTTATTAAAATAATTGAGGATATTAATAAGGTTAATGAAACTCCAATAACACCTACTATAATTTTAGGTGGAGATGATGAAGAATTAACCATCTTTGATAAGTTAAAAGATGGACTTGTTAATTTCAAAA